TTATTATTCTACTTAAAAAAGAGTAAAGTAGATGCACAGGGCAAATGCCCTATTTACCTACGTATTACCATAGATGGTAAGCGTACAGAGATTAGTACAAAGCGTACCATTGAGATTGAGAAATGGAGCGTGGAAGCCAATAAAGCTATTGGAAGAACAGAAGATATACGAGAGCTAAATGCCTATTTAGATTCTCTTACTTCAAAAGTATATCAAAGCCAAAGAGACTTAATTCAAGATAACAAAGAGGTTACAACTGAAACCCTTAAAAACAAGTTTTTAGGCGTTGAGGAAAAACAAAGAACACTTATAACCATCTTTAACAATCACAACAAGCAAGTAGAAAAATTAGTTGGTAGAGAGTTTTCGGCAGGCACTTTAGAACGTTATAAAACTGTATGTAAGCATCTGCAAGAGTTTATGCAACATCAGTACAATGTTAGTGATATACCTGTAAACAGAATAGACCACAAGTATATTACAGATTTTGAGTTCTATTTAAAAACCGTTAGAAACTGCGGACATAATAGTACTATCAAGTACATCAAGAATTTTAAAAAGATTGTACGTATTGCAATAGCTAACGATTGGATTAAAAAAGACCCATTTCTAAATTATAAAGTCCGTTTAAAAGAAGTGGAACGTCAATTCCTTTCAGAAGAAGAAATACAAAAAATGCTCGAAAAAGAATTGCACACTAATAGATTAGAGCAAGTAAGAGACATTTTTGTATTCTGTTGCTTTACTGGTTTAGCGTATAGTGACGTTAAGAAGCTATCAAAAGACAATTTGGTATTTGGTATTGATGGCGATAAATGGATAAAGACAAAGCGTACTAAAACCGATACACGCAGTAATATTCCTCTACTTCCAACCGCTTTAGAGATTATAAAGAAATATGAGAACCATCCAGAGGCAGTAACTAAAGGGGTTTTACTTCCTGTATTGAGCAATCAAAAGTCTAATGCCTATTTAAAAGAGATAGCAGACCTGTGTGGTATCAATAAAAACTTAACCACCCATTTAGCTCGTCATACGTTTGCAACTACTGTAACATTGTCTAACGGTGTGCCAATGGAATCAGTAAGTAAAATGTTAGGTCATAAATCTTTAAAAACGACACAGCATTATGCCAAAATATTGGATAGAAAAGTAAGCGATGATATGGCAATATTAAAACAGAAGTTTGCTAATAAAAGTAATGTTGATGCTTCCAAGAGGATTGCTAATTAGAGCATAAATACAAAATATATAAGTATATGCTTAAACCCTTGTTTTTACAGGGGTTTTTCTGTTGAAAAAAGAGCCCTTTTTGTTTACAACTGTTTATAACTTCATTTTATAAAAGCATCAAATTGTCGTAAATTAACACAATATAAATCAGGTGTTTACACCTTTTAATACGTTTTAATACAGAATGACATTTGAAGTAATTACAAAGGATGATTTAAAGACTCTTAAACAGGAAATCATCACAGAACTGAAGACAATTATAGGAAGCCAAAACGAGCAAAAAAAGTGGTTAAAATCAGCAGACGTACGTGAGCTATTAAATATCTCACCAGGTACGTTGCAGAATTTACGAATCAATGGTACACTACCCTTTACCAAAATGGGTAAAACAATGTACTATGAGTATGATGATGTAGTTAGAATTTTAACCCAAAACAAAAGTGCTTAATGAAGTTACATTATTATTTTCCAGAGAATTTAGATTTAGACAATCTAATCGATGACAACTACCCAACATTTAAGCCTTTTGTTAGAGAGAAAGCAAGATACTTATTGCATCTTATTAGTGTTAAACGACTGAATAAAAAAGATTCGGTTACAGAAGAATACACTAAACTATCTGCACAAATGATGCAGGATATGGTGCATAATTATAAAGACTATTGGGACTATTTTATAAACGACCTAAAAATTGTTGAGCGTAATGATTCTTACCAAGTGGGTAATAAAAGTAAAGGTTACAAGTTTGTTGAAGCGTATGACACACCAATAGTAAAATCTAATTTGACTTTAAGAGATAGGTCTATTAGAAAAAAGCTGATTAACTACATCAACAGAATAAAATCTCAAAACAGGTCATATACATATCTATCAAAATGGTTTGATGATAAGCTACGAATCGATGAAGAAATATGTGTTTGGGCAATGAATGAGATATTTAGTGTCAAGCAAGAGTTTTCAGAGTTAAGAGATATTAATATTATCAACGGTAAAGAAAAAAGTCCACAAAAACAGAAAGACTTTGCTCTTGGTTCTATTGGGAGATTTAAAGAAGCATTAAATCAACCTCGTCGAGATAATAATGTACTGCGTTATCATTCTGTACTTACAAATATGAATAGCATAAACAGAAATGCGGTCACCTACAATGGCGAAGAGTTGTATGCACTCGATTTAAAAAACAGCCAAGTTTTTTTGAGCACAAAACTTTTATCTTCCAATTTTGTAATTATAAGTTATGGAAATGGTGCAAAAGTCGACATCATCTTTGATAATCCTATTGAAATGTATAAACGTTTAACTAATCAACCCTTTTTAGAGGTTGATAGTTTAAACTCTAAAATAACTAAATATAATTTAAGTAAAACCTCTTACATTATGTTAGGACTTTTTAAAGACAGCCCTTTAAATATAAGGTTTCAGGAATACTTCAGATTAGCTATTAAAGGCAATTTCTACGAGAGTTTAAGAGAAAAGATACATCAGGAGTTAGGTGTGTATATTGAGTCCAGAGGAGACGTTAAGCGTAACGTATTCAAGTTTATGTTTTCAGAAGTACACTCTAAATCAAAGTTTGTAAAACTATTTGAGGCGTTGTTTCCAGATATATATAAAGTGTTTTATGATATAAAAGAATATGACCATTCAGTTCTACCTCGAGCACTACAACGTATAGAAAGTAATTTATTTATAGATAGAATTGCAAAGCGTGTTTCTAAAGAGTTGCCCAAAGCACCAATCTATACCATACACGACAGTATTGCATCTACAAAAGAATATATTCCTGCAATAAGAAAGATTATGGAAGAAGAATTTGTAGATGGCATTGGTGCAATTCCTGGTATTAAAGAAGAGCATTGGTGTAAAGCCAATATCATTAAAGAAGTTAATGAGCTAAAACAAAAAGCATTTGCAGTAGCTTCATAACCCAATACAACCCAAGAAACCCAATGGGTTATTGACTTTAAAAATTTACTTGGAAATATTCCTAATTACCACAAAAAAGATTTATATTTTTAAGGTTCGATAAATGTTAAAATCAATCAAAGGTATTAGGTCAGAATGGCAATAAAAAAATCAGAATTATATAGCTCGCTATGGGCAAGTTGTGACGAATTAAGAGGAGGAATGGATGCAAGTCAATACAAAGATTATGTATTGGTGATGCTCTTTATAAAATATATTAGCGACAAATGGGCTGGTCAGCCCTATGCACCAATCACAATTCCTAATGGTGCAAGTTTTAAAGATATGGTTGCACTTAAAGGCGCAACAGATATTGGAGACCAAATTAATAAAAAGATAATTGCACCTATTGCAGAAGCAAATCAGTTATCTGATATGCCAGATTTTAATGATGTTACTAAATTAGGTAGCGGAAAAGAAATGGTAGATAGATTAACCAATCTCATTGCAATCTTTGAAAATCCAAGTTTAGACTTTAGTAAAAACCAAGCAGAAGGTGATGATATTTTAGGGGATGCTTACGAATATTTAATGCGTCACTTTGCTACCGAAAGCGGAAAAAGTAAAGGGCAATTTTACACACCTGCCGAAGTTAGTCGAATAATGGCTAAAATAATTGGTATTGATAAAGAAAAAACAACAGCAGAAACTACTGTATATGACCCAGCTTGTGGTTCAGGTTCTTTACTATTAAAAATTAGTGATGTAGCAAATGGCAAAGTAACCTTGTACGGACAAGAAAAAGATTCTGCTACTTCTGGTTTGGCTCGTATGAATATGATATTACATAACGAACCAACGGCTTTAATAAAACAAGGGAACACATTAGCAAAACCACTCTTTGAAAACAAAGATGGTGACAACCTAAAAACTTTTGACTATGTAGTAGCCAATCCACCATTTAGTGATAAACGTTGGAGTAACGGATTAAATTTACCAGAAGACAATCCTTATAACCGATTCCAAGACTACGGTATTCCACCTGCAAAGAATGGCGACTATGCGTTTTTATTACATATTGTACGCTCATTAAAACGTCACGGAAAAGGAGCAGTTATTTTACCTCACGGTGTGTTGTTTAGAGGAAATGCAGAAGCAGAAATACGACAGAACTTAATTCGTAAAGGCTATATAAAAGGTATTATTGGTTTACCTGCCAACTTATTTTATGGTACAGGTATTCCTGCGTGTATTATTTTAATTGATAAAGAAAATGCCCAAAACCGAAAAGGTATTTTTATGATAGATGCTGGTAAAGGTTTTATAAAAGATGGAAACAAAAACCGTTTGCAAGAAAAAGACATTCATAAAATAGCAGACATATTTAATAATCAAGAATACATACCAGGCTTTAGTAAAATGGTGTCATTAACAGATATTGAAGCTAATGAGTTTAATCTTAATATCCCAAGATATATAGAAAGCCAAGAAACAGAAGACATACAAGATATTGAAGCGCATTTATTAGGTGATATTCCTAATGCAGATATAAAGGCATTACAACACTTTTGGGATGTATATCCTAATGTAAAAAGTGCATTATTCACCCAAAGTAAAAGACCAAATTACAGTAGCCTAAAAGTGCCTAAAGATGATATTAAGACCACCATTTTTGAGCATCCAGAGTTTGTGGGGTTTAGTACGCAAATGGATTGTTTATTTACCGAATGGAAAACAGAAACTACTACTACTTTAAAAGCCTTAACACAAGGTTTTAACCCAAAAGAATTAATACATAGCTTATCTGAAAATTTATTAAATCAATACACCAATAAGGCATTGATAGACCCTTATGATATGTATCAGCATTTAATGAGTTATTGGTTTGAAATAATGCAAGATGATAGTTACATCATTACCCAAGATGGTTGGAAAGCTGAAACTTACAGAATTATAGTAGAAAACAAACAGAAGAAAAAAGTAGATAAAGGTTGGACGTGCGACCTTGTACCTAAAGGCTTGGTAATTAACCGTTATTTTAAAACAGAAAAAGAAGCAATAGAAACATTGCAAGCAGAAAAAGAAACCATAGCAAGTGAATTAACAGAATTAGAGGAAGAACACAGTAGTGAAGATGGTTATTTTGGAGAGATGGAAAAAATAAACAAAGCCACTATAAATGCTCGTATTAAAGAGTTAAAAGGCGAAACAGATATAGCTGATGAATTAAAAGTCTTAAAGCAATACATTGCTCTACTAACCAAACAAACTACGACCAACAAAAAGATTAAAGAAGCAATAATAGATTTAGATGAAAAACTCTACACGAAATACCCTATGTTGTCTGAAGACGAGGTAAAACAATTGGTAGTAGATGACAAATGGATACATACTATAGAAACTACAATTAAAGACGAAATAGACCATATAAGCCAACGTTTAACCAATCGAGTTAAAGAACTGGCAGAACGCTATGAAAGCCCATTACCTTTTATTGATAATGAAGTTGATAGTTTAGAAACCAAAGTGAACGCTCACTTACAAAAGATGGGTTTCGTATGGAATTAGTTAACATATCAAGTACAGTTCAATCAAATTGGAAAGAACTAAATTTAGGTGATTCTGCAATTTTAAAAGCAAGAATTGGATGGCAAGGATTAACTACTGCTGAATATCTTGATACCGGTAGTTATTATTTAATTACTGGTACTGATTTTAAAAATGGTTTTATTGATTGGGACAATTGTGTATTTGTAGAAAAGAATAGATATGACCAAGACAGAAATATTCAAGTTCAAGTTGGTGATGTTTTAGTAACAAAAGATGGTACAATTGGTAAGGTCGCTTTCGTTGATAAAGTGCCAAAGCCAACAACTTTAAATAGTGGTGTGTTTGTAATCCGTCCAAAAAACAGGGCTTTTGATACTAAATATTTCTACTATGTTTTAATGTCGAATCATTTTGCAGGCTTTCTTTCAAGACTTACAGCTGGTTCAACAATTTCGCATTTATATCAAAAAGATTTTGTTCACTTTAATTTTCCACTTCCACCACTTACAGAACAAAAAGCCATAGCGCAAGTATTAAGCGATACAGATAATTTAATACAAGCTATAGAGTTAAAGCTCACCAAAAAAAGAGCGATTAAACAAGGTGCAATGCAACAACTCTTATCACCTAAACAGGATTGGGCAGTTAAGAGGTTGGGAGAAGAAACTGAATTAATAACAAAGGGTACAACACCAACTTCAATTGGAAAGGAATTTACTACTACAGGAATAAATTTTGTGAAAGTTGAATCGTTAAAAGCAAATGGTGTTTTTAAACCTAATATGTTTGCTCATATAGATTTAGAAACGCATTCAATCTTGAAACGTTCACAAATAAAAGAAAATGATTTGTTGATTTCTATTGCAGGAGCTTTGGGAAGAAGTGGTATTGTCACTAAAGAAATTTTACCAGCTAATACTAACCAAGCTTTAGCAATTGTTAGATTAAAATCAAATTCAAAGATTGACCTTAAATTTCTGTTTCACTATTTAAGAACGGAAGATATTAAAATTCATATTGAAGCAACAAGCAGTCAGGGAGCACAACCAAACTTATCTCTTCTGGATATTTCTGAATTACCAATTCCGATACCGAAAACAAAAGAAGAACAAACAGGTATAGCAACTATTCTTTCAGATATGGATGCAGAAATAGCACAATTAGAGCAAAAGCTATCAAAATATAAAATGGTAAAACAAGGCTTAATGCAAAACTTGTTAACGGGTAAAATAAGGTTGGTATGAAAGAAAATATACTCTTCTACATTGGTCTCTTAAAAGATTTAGCACCACTAATAATTTCATTAGTTGCTATTTGGCTTACAAGTCGTTATCAAAAGCATACCAAAAAATTAGCCAATGATAAAATGATGAAAGAACTCTTTACAGAGTTTAACCAACGCTATGATATTATTAATAACAAATTAGATGAAGTTTCTAAATTAACTTTAGAGCAATGGAGTGAATTAAGTCCTAAAGAACAGTTAGAAAAAGAAGGTGTTATTATAGACTTTTTTAATATCTGTGCAGAAGAATACCATTGGCATAAAGAAGGCAGAATTAACGGCAATATTTGGGCAAGTTGGCATAAAGGAATGAATGATATTTATAACAGAAGTAAGGTAATTCAAAACATTTGGGATGAAGAATGTAAAAATGAGGGTTATAAATCCTACTACATTTCAAATAAGAGTGACATTTTTAAAAATGCGTAAATTTTTATGGATATAAAAGCAGAGGTTAAAACTATTTCAGAACTTGATAAATTTTTCTTTATCGTTCCAGATTATCAGCGTGAATATGTTTGGGAGACCGACAACCAAGTAGAGCAATTTCTCATTGATATTGAAAATGAGTTTAATCCTAATACAGATGCACAAAAAAGCTACTTTATTGGTTCTATTATTATAGTAGCAAATGGAGATAAATTTGATGTAATAGATGGACAACAACGTCTTACCACCATAGTATTAACACTCTGCGCATATAGAGATTTATTAAAGCCTTTAAAAAATGAATTAGACACTATCGGCGAAGAGTATTTAAAATCAATTGAAGGCTTACTGTTTTCATTTGATTTAAAAACAAAAAAATCTACTTATCGATTAGAACTACAGTATGAAGAAAGTAAAGGCTATTTAAACACACTTATAAATGGTAATGAATTTACAGAAGACAAGAGTCCATCTGTAATAAAAATGGAACTTGCCTATAAAAGAATAAAATCCCATTTAGAATTATATCTTAAAGAAGGATTAACGCAGTTATTAGATTATGCAAGTTACTTTTTAACGCATATTGAAATTGTTGTTATTAAGCCAGAAAATTTAAGTAGCGCATTAAAGATTTTTGAAACTATTAACCAAAGAGGTTCTAATCTTAATGCAATGGATTTGGTTAAAAACTTACTCTTTATTGAAGCTGATGAAGATGAGTTTGATTACATAAAAAAAACTTGGAAGAAAATAACAAATAATCTACAGTCTTGTGGTGAAGAAAATAGTCCACTTCGTTTTTTGCGTTATTTTTTAATGGCTCGTTATCATAATGGTATCATTAGAGAAGATGATATTTATTCGTGGATTATTTCAGCAGAAGGTAAAAAAGCAACTGACTATCAAAACAACCCATCTTCTTTTGCTAAAGAGTTAATGAAAATTTCAAAACGCTATGCAGATTTAGTAAATGCAACACAACATAAGGATAGCAATGGTACTTATCCAGAAGTAAATAATATTGGTTTTATAAACAAAGTTAAATCTCGTCAACATTTAGTGTTGCTTTTGGCATTGGATATAAATGTTTCTGATGAAGAAATCAACTATTTAGCGAAACAAATAGAAAGTTTTTTCTTTTTTAGCAATACACTTGGTATTCAGGCAAAATACAACGAAAGTCTCTTTATTAAATGGGCTAACGAATTAAGAAAAGAAAAAGGCATTGAGCATATAAAACAAGTTACAGAAGATTTTATTATTCCGTATATAAAAGAAAGAACGTCTAAAATACGTTCAGAGTTTCTTAATCTTTTTCATTCGCATTATAATCCTCTTTATAGATTACGTTTCATTTTTGCCAAAATTGAAAATACAATTTTAAGGCAAGCTGGTTTACCTGAACAAGATTTAAAGTTTTTAGATAAAATGCAGATTGAACATATATTACCTCAAACACCTAAAAATGGCATTCTTCCAGGCGAATTTGAAGATATCGATGATTATAACAACTACGTTTACAGTATCGGAAATGTAGTTTTATTAGAAGCACAAATAAATCAAGCAGTTAATAATTTTAATGATTTAAACAGTGATTGGTTCAATAAGAAACAAGCAGAATATATTAATTCAACTGTAACTTCAGTGAAACTATTGAATAACGATTTTAGGGTTGGCAATAACACAGCTTTAAACAGATTTAGAACTGATAAAGGTTATGAGTTTATAAGTTGGGATAAGGAAGCAATAGACAAACGTCAAAAAATTCTATTAGACTTGGTTTACGAAACTTGGCAATTCAACGATAAAAGAATAGATATTTAGGATATATGAGTAAAGTAGGCAGTATAGAGCGTATAACTCAAAATAGAGTTGTAAAATTATTCCAAGATGAATTGGGATATACCTATTTAGGTAATTGGGAAGAAAATAGAGAGAATAGTAATATCGAAGAAGAATATCTAACAGCCTATTTACTTAAAAATGGATATAATAATGCTCAAATTACTAAAGCCATTTATGAGCTAAAAACAACAGCTAATAATTTTAGTGATAGTCTATATACTACGAATAAAAATGTCTATGAGTTATTGCGCTATGGTGCAGATATAAAAACAGAAGTAGGTAAGAATACCGAGAAAGTACATTTTATAGATTGGAAACATTGGGATAAGAATGATTTTGCTATTGCAGAAGAAGTCACCATAAAAGGTAATAAAACAAAGAGACCAGATATTGTTATATATGTTAATGGCATTGCATTAGGTGTTTTAGAATTAAAAAGAAGTACCATAACTATAAATGATGGTATTCGTCAAAATATTACCAATCAACAAGACCGTTTTATTCAACCTTTCTTTGCAACAGTTCAATATTTGTTTGCAGGTAATGATACGGAAGGTTTACGCTATGGAGCAATTAAAACACCTGAAAAATATTATCTAAAATGGAAAGAAGATATTGCAGATAACAGTAGAAATCTGTTAGATAAGTATTTGCTAAAAATGTGTGAGAAAGAACGTTTTTTAGAAATCATATACAACTTTATAGTATTTGATGGAGGCGTCAAAAAACTACCAAGAGTACATCAATATTTTGGAGTTAAAGAGGCACAAAAACATATCAATAGATACGAAGGTGGTATTATATGGCATACACAAGGTAGTGGTAAAAGTATCACTATGGTATATTTAGCAAAATGGATTTTAGAAAATAATCCAAATTCAAGAGTCGCTATTTTAACTGACCGTGATGAGTTAGACAAACAAATAGAGAGCGTATTTAAAGCGACTGACGAGAAAATATATCGTACCAAAAGCGGTAGAGATTTAATGCAAAAATTAAGCAATCCTACACCAAGATTATTGTGCTCTTTAGTACATAAGTTTGGTAAAAAAGACACAGGTAATTTCAATGCATTTATAAAAGAGTTAGAAAGTCAACCATCGCAAACAGTAGGAGAATTATTTGTATTTGTAGATGAGTGTCACCGTACACAAAGTGGTCGTTTACATCGTACTATGAAAGCAATGTTACCCAATGCTGTTTTTGTTGGATTTACAGGTACACCTCTATTAAAGAAAGATAAACAAACGAGTTTAGAAATATTTGGTAAGTACATACACACCTATAAATTTAATGAAGGAGTTGAAGATGGTGTAATATTAGATTTAGTATATGAAGCCAGAGATATAGACCAACGCTTAACCTCACAAAAAAGAATAGACGAATGGTTTGAAGCGAAAACAAGAGGTTTAAACGATTTTCAAAAATCTGAAATCAAAAAGAAATGGGGAACAATGCAAAAAGTATTAAGCAGTCGTTCTCGTATGGAAAGAGTAGTTACGGATATTGTATTTGATTTTAGTACAAAGCAACGTTTGTCCTCTCAAAATGGAAATGCCATTTTAGTAGCAAGTTCTATTTATGAAGCGTGTAGATATTATGAGTTGTTTCTAAAAACACCTTTAAAAGATAAGTGTGCTATTGTTACATCATACGCACCACATACAAGTGATGTTACTACTGAAGATACAGGCGCAAGTACAGATACTGAAAAAGAGTTTATGTATAATTTATATACAGATATATTAGGCTCAAAAACAACAGAACAATACGAAGATTGGGCAAAGGCAAAGTTTGGTGATGAACCTGCTAATATGCAACTCTTAATTGTGGTATCTAAACTACTAACAGGATTTGATGCACCAAGTTGTACCTATTTGTATATCGATAAGAGTATGCAAGACCACGGTTTATTCCAGGCAATTTGTAGAGTAAACAGATTAGATACAGCAGATAAACAATTTGGATATATAGTAGATTATAAAGACCTATTCAAAAAAGTTGAAAATGCAGTCGCTGTATATACTACAGATTTAGATTATGATGAATTTGAAGCAAAAGATATTGATATAATGCTTCAAGACCGTTTAAAGGTTGGTAAAGAAAGATTAGATAATGCTTTAGAAGAAATACATATTTTATGTGAGCCTGTTGCATCACCAAAAGATACATTAGCATATATCCATTATTTCTGCGGTAATACAGAAGTTGAAGAAGAACTAAAAGCAAGAGAAACACAGCGTACAGCATTGTATAAGAAAACAGTATCTCTTATACGTGCCTATGCTAATATTGCAGATGAAATGGAAGAGGCGGGTTATTCAGAAAGTGAAGTAATCAGCATAAAAAAAGAATTAGACCATTATTTAAAGCTACGTGAGGAGATAAAAAAAGCAAGTGGAGAAACATTAGATTTAAAAACCTATGAAGCAGATATGCGTCATTTAATTGATACATATATTCAAGCAGATGAACCTGAAACTATTTCACCTTTTGCAGATATGCCTTTATTAGATATAATTGTTAAATCTGGTATTGCAGATGCTATAAACTCAATGCCTGATGGTATCAAATCTAATCAAGGTGCAATTGCAGAAACTATTGAAAACAACGTAAGAAAAAAGATAATTAAAGAGCATTTAATTGACCCAGCTTTCTTTGAGGAGATGTCTAAATTATTATCTGAAATTATAAAGGAACGTAAAGCAAATGCCATTAGTTATGCAGAGTATTTAGAAAAAATTGCTGAATTAGCTAAACGTGTAAATGAAGGTAAAAGTGAAGAAACACCAGATACTTTAGTTACCATAGCACAAAGAGCCTTGTATAATAATTTAGATAAAGATGAAGCATTAGCAATGCAAATTGATAGTGCAGTAAAACGTGTAAAAAGAGATGGTTGGCGAGGTAATTTACCCAAGGAAAGAGAAATTAAACAAGAGTTATTTAAGATTCTGAATGATGTTGAAATGGTTGAAAATGTGTTTACTATAATAAGAGAGCAAAGAGAATATTAATGCAACAGATAGAGTTAGGTAAAATAAAAATTGAAGTAGAACAAAAGGATATAAAAAACATTCATTTGAGTGTATATCCGCCTAATGGCGTTGTTCGTATTTCTGCACCAAACAGAATGGATATTGATACCATTCGAGTATTTGCATTAAATAAATTGAAGTGGATAAAAAAGCAACAAAACACTTTTGAGAATCAAGAACGAGAAACACCACGAGATTATTTAACAAAAGAAAGTCATTACTTTTTAGGAAAACGTTATCTACTAAAGGTTATAATACACAACCATCCACCTAAAGTTGTTTTAAAACATAATACCATTGAGTTATTTGTAAGACCTAATACTTCAGAAGAAAAAAGACAAGAAGTTATTGAAGAATGGTATCGCAGTGAGTTAAAAAGAATCACACCAAAATTAATAGCTAAATGGGAAAAAGTGATTGGTGTTCAATCTAATGAGTTTGGTGTAAAAAAGATGCGTACTAAATGGGGTACTTGCAATATAAAGGCTAAAAGAATATGGTTGAATTTAGAGTTAGCCAAAAAACCTTTAGAATGTATTGAATTTATTGTGGTTCACGAGTTAGTACATTTATTAGAACGTACTCATAATGAAGTATTCGTTAGTTATATGAATGAGTTTATGCCTAAATGGAGATTCTACAGAGAAGAATTAAACAAACTACCTTTTAGACATATAGATTGGAAATATTAAGAATATGACATTAATAATAGGATGCATTACAAACGATTTTGGAATAATTGCGGGTGATACACAATTAACAACTAATGGCCTTGAAAGAGAAGGTAAAACTCGTAAAAGTGTTGAACTGAAAGTTAGTATATATCCAACTGACTTTATGATGGGGATTTTAGGTAAATGGGGTTATTTTTATACTACAGCAAAAGCCAAAGGTCTTGCTAATTATATTAATGATTATGATTTATTAAGAAGAGGGCTTTCAAATAGAGAGACTACTAATAAAATAGAGTATTTAAATACGTTTCTAAAAGGCAGAGAAGTAATTGAAGCTTCAACAATATATATTAAAAGAAATACTGAAGATTTTGAATTAGACTCTGTTTCAAATACTGAAAAAGTTGAAAATTTAAAAACAATTGAGACTGATGATTATAAGATGGTTTTTAACGAACCTTTTCATAAAACAGATGATACTTATGTAAATGAAAAAATCACAAAATTAATTCAAGATAATGATTTGAATAACACATTATCAGATATGCTATTTCTTTTAAATAATGTTATTCTTGAAGTTATATCTAATGGTAGTTCTTTTTCTATTTCTAAAAATGACACATCGTATACAGGTATTGATAATACCGTTGGTGGCTATATAACTATTCAAATAATGACAAAATCTGGTATTCATTCATTTAATTATTTAGGTTCATCCTATAATGTGGATAAGAACTGCCTAATGGATAGAACAACTAATCCTTTTTCAAACTATTTAGACAACAATAAAATTATAAGATATATTGATAATTTGGGGATGCTTTTAAAGAATATTAACAACCCTCATAATGATGATGAAGTAAGGGCATCTATAGTTGCATTAATACCAAAACAAGTATTATACATTGATAGTTTAGATATTATAGAAAAGCCTGATTTGAACAAAATTATAGATTATATAAATCAAAATTATGAGTTGGATATAGCTAATATTGAAATACCAGAAGTCGCAGAAGATTCAACGGATATTTCTTTAGCAAACATACTATTTGATACAGATGAAGCTATTGAGGTTGATGTAAATTTTCTATTAAGGTTTTTATAAGTCCCCACAACCCAAAACCCAGTTTTTTCGTACCTCAAAATCCTCTGTCTTTTGTGTTGTTCCGCTCACCTAACAAGTTCAGCGTTTTTTTGTCTTTAAGGTAATAGCATATTACAGCTTTGGTTTTCATAAAATCAAACCAAACTGCAATAAGCTATTCTGTTATTATTTTATCATAAAACCCTAAACCCACCCAAGCTATGTTACATAATACAAGTTATAGTAGCAAAAATCCTTTCAAGGGTTTGCTAACGCAGTATTCTTATATTTTCGTAGCTATAACTGGTATTATGTAAAATATCCGCTTTGCCCACGCTCACATTGGAACTTCAAACAAAATGACGTTATCTCATTCATCTGCACAAAACCATCGTTAAAGCCTGTATTGAGCGAAGTCGAAATATCCAAGTATTCCTTACCTCAAGTCTTTGTTTGTTTAATGTGTAAGTGTTTATTTTTTTTAAAGGTCACATTGAACATCAATCAATAGCATCATTTTGTTATGCGATTGAGATTTGTTAGTTGATGTTTCATTTCGTTAACCAAGTAATTAGGATGCTTCTAACACAGCCATTAATCTGTGGTTGAGGTATAGTTTTTCTTTACCAACCTTTTCAGAAATTAAAAACCCAGCTTCTTCTAATTCCATTAAATAATTCCCTACGGTTTTTGGTGTGCCTAATTTAGCATCAATTAAAAACTGTCTTTTGGTATATGGTAATCTAAATAGTATTTCAACCAATTCTTTAGTATATACTTTGGGTAAAGTCTCTCTAATTTCTTTGGTCATTTGTTCCATTAAATCGGTGACATCTTTTAAACGTTGTAGCCCTTTTTTAGCAGTATATTTTACCATTTCAAGCATATAGAGTATCCAGCCTTCCCAATCGTTATTTTCGGTTACTTCACGTAATTTAGTATAGTAATCAGCCTTATTTTTAATGATATATTCACTTAAATAGATAGCAGGAGTGTCTAATAATTTTTCAAGTTTTAAATAGAGTAATAACAAAATACGTCCTGTTCTACCATTACCATCACTAAAAGGATGTATCGCTTCAAATTGATAGTGCATTAATGCCATTTTAATTAATGGGTCTACAGCATCTTTACCATTTATAAAGGTTTCAAGGTTAGCCATCTTTTCTCTTATCACAGCTTCACCTGTTGGTGGTGTGTAAATCGTTTCGCCATTAGCATTTTTTAAAGCAGTTCCAGGCGTTGTTCTAATACCTGCGGTATTTTTTTTAATGCTTTGTACAATTTCAACACATAGGTTTGTACTTATAAAAGGACGTGTTTCTATTTCTTGTAAACCATTCCAAAGTGCTTCCTTATAACTTATCACTTCTTTTGTTGCTGGATTATCAAACTTTTTGTCTGCCACCAAAGATTTATACAAATCGTCATTAGTAGTTATTATGTTTTCTATTTCAGAACTTGCTTTAGCTTCTTGTAAATGAATGGTATCTAAAAACAATGTTGGGTTTGGTAAATTGGTAAGCATACCATTAAGTTTTGCTAATGCTCTACTGGCATCAATAGTCTTGCGTAACACTTTAATGGTTTCTAAAGTTGTTTTTGGTGGTAATAGTGGTAGGCTATTATAAGGTGTATTTCTATTAAATTTTGCCATTTTTAATAAGGGTAAATATTACTTGCGTTGTCTTAACGAGGGTAAATATACTAAAAATTTACCTCTGTATAAATAATTAAGGGTAATTATTACTCTCGTTAAATAGATAAGTATAAAATAAAAAAGAAAGCAAATATAGGTAGCTTCCTTGAGCCAACGCTCAATACTGTAAAGGTCAAGCCCTACGGGTTTTGAATAAAACTTTTTTAAGAAGCAATCGTAACAGGTTTCAAGATTTTAGAGTAAAAAAACTTTTACCCAAAAACCTTGACAGCATCATCCACGCTACCTTTAACATTGGCTGTCTTTTTTCTTTTCTTCAAAAAAATTATGGCAAAAGAAAAAG